AAACTAAAACCTGTGAGAAAACGGATGCTGAGGTTTATGAGAACTGGTACAAGGCGGTATATATGCCCAATCTGGCTGCCGCTGTACAGAGTGGTAAGGCATCCGCAGCATCTGTGAAAGCGTAAGGAGAGTGTAGTATGGCAATTCAGAAGAACATCACCATTGACGGCATTGATGTGCCGTTTAAGGCAAGTGCAGCAGTTCCAAGGCTGTATCGTCTGAAATTTCGCAGAGATATTTATCAGGACTTTGCGGCACTGCAAAAGTCTGTGGGAGAAAATACAGAGGAATCCTCTGCACCGGATATTGAAAGTCTTGAGGTGTTTGAGAACATCGCTTACATTATGGCAAAACACGCCGATGCAGCCATTCCGGCATCACCGGACGAGTGGCTGGAGCAGTTTAACACATTCAGCATTTATGAGATTTTGCCGCAGCTGATCGATCTCTGGGGTTTGAACGTAGAAACGCAGGTTCAGTCTAAAAAAAACATCGCCCGATTGACCGACCGATGACCACACCACTGTTTTTGTTGCGGTGCGTTCAACTTGGTTTGTCAATGGGCGATTTGGATTTTTTGACCATTGGTCTGGTGAATGATATGTTCACCGAACGGGAGAATGACGATTGTCATTATGATGTGCTGGCAGATCAGAGTGACTTTGATAAGTTTTGATAGGAGGTGAGATTGTATGGCTAATAGAATCAAGGGCATCACCGTAGAAATCGGCGGCGATACCACCAAGCTATCCAAAGCCCTGGAAGGTGTCAATCGGGACATCAAGGGGACACAGACACAGCTGAAAGATGTGCAGAAACTGCTGAAACTTGACCCCACCAACACCGAACTCTTGTCCCAGAAGCACAAGCTGCTGGCAGATGCGGTGTCTGCCACCAAAGAAAAGCTGGAAGTACTGAAAACTGCGGCAGAACAGGCAAACACTGCTCTTGCAAATGGTGAAATTTCACAGCAGCAGTATGATGCCTTACAGCGTGAGATCATCGAAACCGAAAACGAACTGAAACGCCTGACCACAGAAGCAAACAATTCTCACACTGCCCTGGAAAAGATGGGCGTTTTGGGTGAAACGCTGCAGTCCGCCGGGGACAAAATTTCCGGTGTGGGACAAAAGCTGCTGCCAGTCACTGCCGGTGTCACGGCTCTGGGCACCATTGCTGTGAAAACTGGTGCAGACTTTGATGCTGCTATGTCCAAGGTAGCGGCGGTATCCGGTGCGACTGGTTCAGAGATGGACGCTCTCCGGGAAAAAGCCCGTGAAATGGGCAGCAAAACAAAATTCTCTGCAAGTGAGGCTGCGGATGCTATGAACTACATGGCAATGGCAGGCTGGAAAACCAATGATATGCTCAGCGGTATCGAAGGTATCATGAATCTTGCCGCCGCTTCTGGGGAAGACTTGGCATCTACTTCGGACATTGTCACGGATGCTTTGACCGCTTTCGGTTTGTCTGCTTCGGACAGCGGACACTTTGCAGATATTCTGGCTGCCGCATCAAGCAATGCCAACACCAATGTCAGCATGATGGGCGAAACTTTCAAGTATGCCGCTCCGGTGCTGGGTTCTTTGGGCTATTCCGCTGAAGATTCCGCTATCGCCATTGGACTGATGGCAAACGCCGGTATCAAATCCTCACAGGCTGGTACAGCACTGCGTTCCGCCATTACCAATCTGGCAAAGCCAACAGATACGGTAGCATCTGCCATGGAACAGTATGGCATTTCTCTGACAGATAGTTCCGGCAAGATGTATTCTCTGCGGGAACTCATGGAACAACTCCGACAGAAATTAGGCGGTCTTTCTGAGGCAGAACAGGCACAGGCAGCTGCCTCGCTGTTTGGCAAAGAGGCCATGTCCGGTATGCTGGCAATCATCAACGGTTCCCCGGCGGACTTTGAAAAACTGTCCAATGCCATTGATACCTGTTCAGATACAGTAGACGGCTACAATGGCACGACTGAAAAAATGGCGGCTGTCATGCAGGATAACCTTGCCGGACAAGTGACCATCTTGAAGTCCCAGCTGGAAGAGTTGGCGATTTCCTTTTCTGATATTCTGATGCCCACCATTCGTTCTGTGGTTTCCCACATTCAGGAACTGGTGGACAAGCTGAACCAGTTAGACCCACAGACCAAAGAAACCATTGCAAAGATTGCACTGGTGGCTGCTGCTCTGGGACCGATGCTGATCGCATTGGGAAAGACCATCTCCAGCGTGGGAACGGTCTTTTCCGCAGTGTCCAAATTGCCCGCCCTTTTCTCTGCTGTGCAGAGTGGCATCGGGGCTGTAACGGGGGCGTTGGGCGTTTCGCTGGGTCCGCTGCTCGCCATTATCGCAGCTATTGCTGCTTTGGTGGCTGCCTTTGTGCATCTCTGGAAAACCAATGACGAATTCAAAAGCAACATCATCGCCATCTGGGAGCAAATCAAAAGCACCTTTACCGGATTGACACAGGGCATCACTGACCGACTAAATGCTCTGGGATTCGACTTTGAGAGTTTCACCGATGTGCTGAAAGCGGCATGGGATGGACTGTGCAATCTGCTGGCTCCTATTTTTGAAGGTGTCTTTCAGAATATCTCTAATATTTTCTCTGGATTTGCAGATATTCTCTTAAATTCACTTGATGTACTGATCGGTCTGTTCACTGGTGACTGGGAGCAATGCTGGGACGGCATCAAGGGGATTTTTACGTCTATCTGGAATTTCGTTGTCAACTCGTTCCGCAATATCATGAATACCCTGAAAGGCATTGCAGATGTGGTGCTGGGGTGGTTCGGAACAAGCTGGAACGAAGTCTGGACTTCTATCAAGACATTTTTCGTGGATACATGGAACAGCATCGCTTCCTTTTTCACGGGAATCATTACCGGAATCCGAGACTTTTTCGTCAACACATGGACATCCATTTCCAACACTTTTACCGCCATTGTCACTGCCATTCAGACAGTGGCAACGACCGTATTTACAGCGATTCGGGATTTCTTCACCACCATTTTTACGGCAATCTACAACTTTTTTAGCACGATTTTCAATGCCATTTACAACGTGGTTTCTACGGTTTTTCAGGCAATTCATAATGTCATTACGACCGTTTGGAATGCCATTTACACCACCTTAGAACCGCTGATCACAGCATTCGGCTATCTGTTTCAGACGATTTTTGAAGCCATTCAGATTATTGTGGGCAGAGTGATGGACTGGATCTCGGAGAAGATCAGTGCCATTTGGAATGCGATCGTGGCGTTTTTAACGCCGATTTTAGAAGGCATCCGAACGACCTTTGAAACCATCTGGAACGCCATCTCCAATACGATTTCCACGGTTTTGACGGCGATTCAAGATGTAGTAACTACGGTTTGGAATGCGGTATCCGGTTTCATTTCTTCTGTTTTGTCAGCAATCTGGAATGTGGTTTCTTCCATTTGGAACAGCATCTCCGGCACGATTTCCAGTGTGATGAATGCCATTTTTTCTGTGGTATCCTCTATCTGGAATCGGATTTCTTCTGCGGTTTCCAATGTTCTGAACGCCATCCAATCGGTGGTATCTAACATCTGGAACAGCATCAAGAGCACCATTTCCAACGTGATGCAGAGCATTTCTTCTACGGTGTCCAGCATCTGGGACAACATTCGTTCTGCAGTTTCTGATAATCAGTGGTATCCAGTCCACCATTCAGAATGGATTCGATGCCGCTGTGGGATATATCAGGGGACTGGCTTCCGATGCCTGGAACTGGGGACGGGATATCATTCAGGGAATCATTGACGGCATTCAGAGTGCCATCGGCTGGCTGGCGGACTGCGTCACCAATGTTGCCAATACCATTCGGGATTTCCTGCACTTCTCGGTTCCGGACAAAGGGCCGCTGACGGACTACGAGAGCTGGATGCCGGACTTTATGAAAGGGCTGGCAGACGGCATCGACAAAAGCAAGAAGTATGTGGAGAAAGCCGTGGGCGGTGTGGCGAAAGCCATGCAGCTGACCATGGATTCCGACTTGAACTACAGCCTGCACGGGATTTCCGGAGCCGTCATTGGCGGCAGTTCCGGCGGCACGGTGAACAATTATTACAACACGGACAACAGCCGCACAGTGAACCAGACCAACAATAGTCCAAAATCACTGTCACGGCTGGAGATCTACCGGCAGACACGGAATGCGTTGAACATAACTTAAGGCAATACCGCACAAAGTCCACTTAACGGGTTTACACGCAAGCTACTTGCAGATTTTCCGTCATATCACATAAAAATATCTTGACATACGATAGTATGCCTACGAAATTTTTATGCAATCTGCCAAAAATCTGACTGTACATCTTACGCACAATCTTTGTGTAGTATTGCCTTAATACAAAGAAAATCGGTAAATATTAAGTTATTTTATTTCGCTTATTATTCTCTTTAAATCATTGATATAGAGTACTATATCAATATCGTTCTCTTGATTGCAACGCAAAATTTCATCCCACTTGAATAAAAATTCTCCCACTTCTTTGGCATTGTCATCATTCCAAAGTGGAGCAATAGCAATTAAGGCAGCATCGAATGGCTTTGATTCAAAGTGATCTGCATCAATATAACCACCCATTCCGGCACGATCACAATTGAATACAGTTCTAACTATACGTTCAAGCTGTACTGCTTGACTATGTTGTATTCTCATTTTAATATTCTCCTTTCTACCGACCTTCCTTTAACTATATTATACTACACTTTACCAAAAAAATCAAGGAGGCATCCCATGTATTTCACCCTCACTCTCGAAAATGAATCCGGCGAACAAGTGAATCTATCTACCACTGCCAACCAATACATGACCTCCAAAATCGAAGGTCTGAATCCGCCTGCCGGAACGATTTCCACTTCTTCTTACGCAGGCATGAACGGCAGCTACCTCAACAACGCCTTCATCGAAAAGCGAAACGTAGTCATTTCCTTTGCCATGCGTGGCATTGGGATCGAGAAAAGAAGGCATCGCCTGTATCGTGTGGTCAAGCCTTCCCGGTACATCAAGATCTGGTACAAGACGGCGAACATCGATGTCTATGCCGAGGGGTATGTGGAAACCTGTGAAGTATCAAATTTCGAGCAGCAGATCAGCGGTCAGATCTCCATTCTCTGCCCGGACATTTACTGGTATAGCCGGGATATTTTCTATGCCTACTACAGCGGCGTGATCGGAGCATTTCACTTTCCTTTTCCGGAGAGCGATGCTCCGTTTCCTTTGGGCGTATACTCCAACAGCAATCTGTTTTCCATTACCAATGATGGCGATGAAACCGGATTCACACTGCGAATTGAGGCACTGCCCAGCGACATTCCGCAGGAAGTGGTGGCCGTGACACCAACCATCTACAACGAAAACGGCGAGTATCTGCAAATCAAGGGTGATATTCTGACCGGTGATGTCATTACGGTTACCACGAAAACCGGAAACAAAACGGTCACGCTGACACGCAACGGTGTAGACAGCAATATCTTAAACCGGCTGGTTTCCGGTTCGACTTGGCTGACACTAAAAGAAGGAACAAATACCTTTCGGGTCGAGGCAGTTCGTGGTGTGAAAAAGCTGCGTGTAACTTTGATGCATCGCAATTCTTATCTGGGAGTGTGAGAAATGCAGTTGGAAATTTACAGCTTGATAGCTTTGAAAGATCAGATTTCTGTGTCACTGGAAGCCATCTGCGACAGTTATTCTTCACTCTTATGGGACATTGAGTTCTACCAGTGCGGCTGTTTTGAGGTGTATATCGCCGCCAGTCCGCAGAATGTATCCATCTTTCAGCGTGGCAGAATTGTGGCGAGGAGCGATGATACACAGCACTTCGGCATCATTGAATCTTTGCAATTGGAGACCGATGCCGAAAAGGGCGATTATCTGACGGTCACCGGACGGTTTCTTGCCTGTCTGCTGGAACGGCGGATCATCTATCCCACCATTACCGCAAACGGCAGCTATGAGGACATTGTCCGCAAGGTGCTGTCCCGCAATGTGATTTCTGCCGGAATCCGCAATCTGCCCGGTTTTTCCATGGGAACGGTGTCCGGTGACTGCTGGCAGAAAACCGCACGAATGCAGGTCAGCTATGACAATATTCTGGAATGGCTGTACAGCCTCTGTGAAACCATTGGCGGTTCAGCAAATGTGCGGCTGGATAGAAATGCACTGAAATGCGACCTGTTTTCCGGAACAGACCGCAGTTTGTTGCAGGATGAAAATCCCCACATCGTATTCTCCGATGCGTACAACAACCTGCTGTCATTCTCCTATGCGGCGGACGATGCGGTGCAGAAAAACTTTGCCTATGTGCTGGGCTGCGGCGAAGGAAATGCCAGAAAACGAACCACCTTCTGTTCCGGTACAGAGCCAACCTATCTTGACCGCTATGAGGTCTATGTAGATGAACGAAACACCACACAGGAAGAAGATGTGACGGATGCGGAATATCTGGAAATCTTGAAAAGCAGCGGTGCGGAACATCTGGTGCAGCCAAAAACGGCATCGGAATCTGCTATCGCTGCTTTTTCGACCCAGTATCAGTACAACAAGGATTACTTTGTGGGCGACTATGTAACTGTGGAACAGAGAAGATTCGGCTTGATTCAACCCAGAATCCAGCTGATCGGCATGGTGGAGAGTTTCGACCAGAACGGCAGAAGTCTGACCCCGACTTTCAAAGAAACGGAGTGATATTCATATGTCTTTTTCCTATGGATTTTTTAACGCACAGAACCTTGACCGGGTGTATACCGCAGAGGATTTCACCGCATATCTGTCCAGCCTGATTTGCAATGGAATTCTGGATACTTACCGGCAGTGTTTTGCACCAACAATCAAAAATTTATCCGTTACATTCGGCACGGGCAAGGCGTGGATCGATGGACACTATTTTATCAGTGATACCCTGCATACCATCGACCTTTCTTCCTATGTAGATGAATCTCTGAATCGTTATGTAGCAATCGGAATCTACTGTGATCGTTCCACTCGCACCTGTGGGATTCGTGTTCTGGCAGGTACAGCAGCCACCAGTCCAACCATTCCTGCTTTCACTAACAACAATGTGACGACTTATCTGACTTTAGCGGTTGTAAGACTGCGTGCTGGAACGACAGCTATTCTGGATTCCGATCTGACAGACTGCCGTGCGGATGAGAGCAAATGCGGTTACTGCAAGTGTATTCTTGGCAAGTGCAAGG